GTTTAGCCCAGATTCAAGCGCTCTTCAAAAAGCGCGAGGATTTGGACCTAGGCATAGACAAGGCACAGGTTGCGTTAGATACCTTTCTCCGATCCGAGCGGCTCTGTCGCGACGTGAACAGCCGTTTGAGAATGAAGGACGACCCTGATTATCAGCGTCGCGCTACTCTTATCTTTAAGATGCAGCGGAAAATTTCCTCCATCCTCGGCGACTGTCCTCATATCGATGACCTCCACTTGGGTTTTGGACCTGGTACTAACATAGGTTGTTCTAAGAACACCAGCGTCAGATATAAGTTAGATTCTGACGCCACCATGACTGAGGGCGCTGGTCGTCTGTTAATGACGTCAACGCACAGCTTCCATGCTTGGCCTGGGTTGAATAAACCCGTGGTTGTACGCGGAAGTCGCTGGACCTCAGTTCCCAAGACCAGTCTAACCGACCGAGGAATCAACGTTGAACCAATTGTTAACTCGTACCTCCAGAAGGGGTACGGGCATGCAATCAGACAGCGTCTCCGTAATGTCGGTATAAACCTCAACGATCAAACCGTTAACCAACGGCTTGCTCAGAGAGGTTCGAAAGAAGGCGACTTGGCTACCATTGATTTATCTATGGCATCCGATACGATCTCTTACTTATTAGTAATGGATCTGTTACCTTCAGACTGGTTCGCAGCTCTTGATGCGGTTCGATCTCCCGTGTGCGAGCTCCCCGATGGGAAGTTCGTGATTCTCGAGAAATTCTCGAGTATGGGAAACGGCGCAACGTTCGAGCTTGAGAGTCTAATCTTTCTTGCTCTACTCCTTGTGACGTGTGAACCGGGGGCAGTCGTCTCCGTTTATGGTGACGATTTAATCTGTCCGGTTGAGAGTTACGACGAAGTCCTTCGCAACTTAGAACTCCTGGGTTTTATTCCTAATGCCGATAAATCTTTTGGCAGCGGGAAGTTCCGGGAAAGTTGTGGAAAGGACTATTGGGATGGTACTGATGTTAGGCCCGTGTTCTTAAAGCAAGCGCCATCAATGAAGGAGGTATTCCGCCTTCACAACTGGTGCAAGCGAACCGGGCGGCTTGATCCCTCCCAGATCTCCTCTTGCAATTTATTGCAAAGAGGGATCGCCTCTATGGCCCTGACGGGTTTGGAGACGGTCATCTGATCTGGGACCGCGCGCCTGCCCCGATAAGGGACAAACGTGGTTGGGAGCCCTTCCATGTTATTACAACATGGATGGCCAAGCCTCGAGTGGTAAAGAAACCATTGTCGTCAGACTATGGCGCCTTCCTCTATCTTCGGACAGAGGCCAGCGGTCAATCG